AGTAAACCATTGACCAGCACTTTACCGTCTTGTTTGACTGCCGTAGCAGTCCCGATAACGTTGTTTGTGTCGTGTTCTAGCAATAGTTGTAGGTTAGGTGCAATTGTCATGCTGTCGATATCAATAACGACGTTAGATAACCACCCGTGGTTTTCAATAATTGCACCACTGTACGCCACGCCTGAAAACGCGCGGTTAGTTGTACAGTCTGTTGATTCAGGCGTTAAAGCCGCTGATAGATAAATAGGTTTATTCATGATTGTCATCCTAACTCGTAAACATTGTATAGTCTTTTAACCGATGTTAAAAATTAAAAAGCTGCGGTTGATAGTGCTATTCTGTTGGGTCATCAAGCTTTTTATCCATCTGCACCAATAGCGAATATGCTGCAACGTCGCTAGGATTTACCTGTTCTAGTTTTTGTTTAACAGCTTGTTTAACACCGCTGAGTCTATCTTTACCGCCATTATAATCCCACCCCTCATCAGGCTTGGCATTTGCTGGAACGTTTAACGTTGTCCCGCCCTTCTTTTCTGCTTGCTCTATGCTTAGGCTTCTGACGTGGCAGCGACAACGGTATCCATTAGGCGGATAATGGGTCTCCCAAAAAGGGTCATCCATTGGCTTGATGATATTATCCATTGCTCGATGAGACGGGCGAGTTCGGCTATCATTTATCGCATCATACATTAGATAGGGGCGTGATTCCTTAAAATCTTGCTGCGCTGCATATCGTCCAGCATTATATGCCCCTTGTATATTAGTTCTGAAAATATTATCTAACCTGCTTTTTGGCAAGTCTATTGGGATAATACCGTCTTTAACGTCGTTTACAAAGTTACCAAAAGGTTTGCCCTGCATCAAATAATTGTCTAATGCAGCTTTAACCGCTTCTATCTGGTCAATACTAGCAAGCCCAGCAACGCTAAACGCCTGTGCTCGCGCAATACCAGCTAGACTACCGTAATACTCATCTGGTAGAACAACGTTACGCTGTTTCGCCCAAGCGACCGCCTCATCAAATGTTAGCGAATGATTAAGCCATTCGCTCATATTTTCTGCTCCGCTTCTGCCACATAACCCAGCACATCGGCGGCAAAAATTGCTTGCTCTATGACCTGTTGAAAGTTCGGGTCACGCTCATTTAACAGGGTAGATAACCGCTCCTCTAAATCCTCTGGATTCTTGGCTGCTAATATCGCGTTGCGGATTAGACTAGGGTCAATAGGGCTTGCTGTTTTTGCAAGTGCATCATCTGCAATGCTTTCGAGCGCTGTTTGTACAGGCGTAAAAGGGCTTGATTTGGCGCTAAAGGTGGCTGATAAATTTGCAGATTCATTACTAGCTGGTTGTGCTAATGTGGTATCAATGTCCCCTTGCTTAAAATCATAAGCGCGTAGGAAATATTGCTCTGTTAGTTTTACACCTTGCGCCATTAGTTTAGCGTCACGGTCTGCGCGTTTTTCTTCTAACCCTGTATCGTTTCGCATCGCAAAAACAGGTTGTTCTCCAGCGGGCAAAGTGCATAACTCCATCAAAGTGGTAATCAGCTTATTAGTAGCCTGTTCCACCTTCTCAATATCTGCGTTTCGTCGGTCTTCCAATACTCGCTCGTGTACCTCCGCTGCGGCAAGACTCCCCCCTGATACTTCACTGGTTAAGTTCTGCCCTAAAATTAAACGCTGAAAACGTTTACGCAACACGGTTTCTATGCGCTCAAATTCCCCTACACCGTTGGCGATAATAGCTTCGACTGATTCATCCCTACCAACAGCAATCGCAGAATCCAAGCCCATTTGCGTTACACTAGAAATAAAGTCCGCTGGGTTTGATACCTTGCCCAATAACACGGGGTCGGCAAAGCGCTCTAAGTAGCGCATCCAATAACGCCATACATCAGTGCGGAATCGCCAAGCCCAATATGCTCGCGCCAATAATGGGTCGCCTTTAGGCTCTTCAATGCTGGCGTTATGTGTAATTACGATAAACTTATGTTGTGTGTCGATTGGGATTGCGCTGTTTTCTACATTTACCCATTGACCACTACTATCTACGTCGAACCATTCAAACGGCAGATTTCGCACGTCTTTTAATTTAATGCCTTTACTACCATCCTCCCAGATTAATTCGATAACAGCATATCCGTATAGCGTGGCATTAATGGCTGCGCCTATGATTGTTTTAATATGTGGATTAATGATTTCAGTAATTTCTTGAGATAGTTCATTCTCCGAAGGCTCTAACTGCCACGGGGTGGCTTCAACGGCAGAACGTCTAGTTTCGATTGCTGTATAAATCTCATCATCTAGGGTTAATTTACGTAAGTCTTTTCTGGTTGTGCCAACTCGTCGCAATTCAAATTCAATCTGTGACCCAGTGGCGCGTTGTACGCTGTTAAAGATACTATCAGCTACTTTTGTTGCACTAATGCGACTAGCTGTCGTTGGTTGTGGTTGTTTTTTAGCAAATAATGCTCTTAGTGGATTCATTGTTATTCCTTAAATTAATTTTTGTTGATTCTTAGCGAATGTTTTATCACGCGCAGCCTTTAGGATTCTATAAATATGCTGAATAGAAGTACCATACTCGCGGCGCAATTCCTCATGGTTACGCCCGTTGAATTTTTTTAGTATCTCTTCTTTCAACTCATCCGATTCATATTTAGAACCTTTACTAATATAAACCAATGAGCCACCCATGTTTGTGCGGATATATTCCATCATCTTACAAGCGGCAGTTATCGCTTGCTCATCATTAAAACCCTGCTGGGAAAAACCATCGGCAAACAAAATGCCCATTTCGATAAGCTGTTCGGGATAATCAGCCATTTTAACGATACCTCGCTTTTGATGTGGTGTATGAAAGTGCAATGGGTTGACTAGCTTTTGTTAAAGGCTCTACTGCATATCGTATTGCATCTATGCAGTGATTCCACTTATCTTCGAGTACAGGCTGGACATCCCCAGTAAGCTTGTCTGTTTTGTATGAGTAACGCAAAAATTCTTCCGCTGTCTTAACACAACGACTATGGATAATTATTTCATTATACCCGCGCAGGTGCAAAATACCATCTTCTACGCTGCCCGCCCCTTTCTGGGCTGCTTGCATCTTAAAACCCCTACGTTGCATATAGCTTATCGTCGCTGGGAGTGCGCTATCTGCTCGGATGACGTATCGACGTGATTCAGGCACGGTGTCAAATAAGGCGGGCAAGTGGTCAATTTCACATCCAACGGAATAGGCTTCATAGTCAATATAAAGACTGCCGCCATGAATGAAACAGCGAATTAGCGTTGTGGGGTCAACAGAAAAACCCCAGTCAGCACCAAAATAGAAAACAACCCCCTCTGGTGTTTCAAAATCGTCAACGCGCCATTTGCCTTTGAACACCTGCGCCTCGGAGCGGGTGTTGTAATCCCCCAGCCACACATGCGCAAAAGTATCAGGGTCATTACGCCTATGTCGTTCGACTTCTTGTTTTAATGTGTCTGGTAAAAATGGGTTATCGGTGTAGTTGACTTTAACGGCAATCGAATCGGCTGATTTGTTACGAAATAACTGCTCAACAGGGTCGTCGGGGTTTTCAGGATTCCACGAAAACCATATTTCCGAGTGCGGTGCGCGTATGGTGGGTAGCAATAGTTCCATAGAACGTCGGCTAATGGATTGCGCCTCTTCAACCCAAGCGCGGTTAAAACCCTCTAGTGACTTTATCGAGTCTGCGGTGTGGTCTTGTAAACCTTGGAAAATAATCAACCCTCTACCGTCTTTGCGGCGTATCTCATTTTGAAGGATATCGAATAAATGTGATACACCTAGCGAGTGTATTTTACTCTCGATTAGCTTTTTCGATGAAAATTGCAAGGATTTTTGAATTTCACGGACGCAAACGCTTTGCATATCCTTATCTCGTATATGCTCTTCTACCAATAGCTCGGCGAATAGGTGTGACTTGCCAGAACCTCGACCACCATAAGCGCCTTTATAGCGTTTATGTTCTAGTAGCGGGACAGCCCATCGAGGTGTTTTAATTTGTAGCCGCATGGTCAATAATCACGCGCTCAATAACCGATGGTGTTTGGTTATTGTTAATTTGGATTGCTGTGTCTGGTAGCCTACCGATAACCGTTTCTTTGTTTTTGGCTGTTAGTCGGCTATGTGCCTCAAGCTCAGATATAGAAAGGGAGGCATTTAGCTTTTGGTTTGCCAGATGTTGGTTTTTTAATGCCGACTTGTTAAAGAACTCAATATGGCGTAACCTTTCATCGACAAGCTTGTCATGAATTGCAACATCTGTTGAATTTAATGTTGATTTTTGTTGATTTATTTCCGCAAGCATTTGTTTTGCTTGGATTTCATTATTCAACAGCGTTGATTTTTCGTTTTTTATCCAGCCTTCGGCTTTAGCCTTGCGACTAATCGAACTGCGGTCAGTAATTACAACATCATCACGCGCAACAATCTCAGATAGCGATAACCCACGCTCATAGTATGCTCTAACAATCTCCCAATCTCGCTTGCTGAATGCCATTATTTTTTATATTCCTCCGATATGATTTCTGGCAGTGTTGCGTTCCAATCTACACTATGGTGTAAACGCTTATTAGCAACGCCCATAGGTCTAATTGAAACACTAGAAGGCTGAAACATTATCGTGTAAAAACTTTTAACGTAAGTGCCGCCGTCAAGATAAATATCAGTCATTCCGCCTTTATTGGATTGTGTTTGTTTTTGTGCTAATCTAACTCTAGGGATTGTTAAAAACAATGCACCAGTGTTCGCCAATTTTGTATATGTATTAACGTCCTCATTCAATCGCCCATTAAACTTGAAAGGGCGATTAACAGAACAGATAAAAGAGTTCATAACCTTGCGAACAAATTTACCTTTTACGTGAGACCTAGCAATTTGTGAACCTGCGCCGCCCATAAAATCACCGCCTTGTGACATACATACCGACAAAAGACTTGGCACTGATTCAAAAAACGATAACATTGCAGAAAAATAATCATCAAGGCGTTTAATGTTTATGTCTTTAGATATGTAGTTAGCATTATTATCGAACGTATTGTAAAACCAAGTATAATCATCATCAAGTTCGATAAAGTAAGTATAGCCAAGCTCTTTTGCTATGTCAAAACAAGCGTTTCTCGCATAAACAATTGCGCGGCGGTCGTTAAAATTATCAGCTTCGTCAAAAGTTTTTGATACTGCTAACTTATCAAAAACATAAATATTATCGCTACCGTAGTTTTTACGATATTCCGATATTGTTTTATCCTCGTTATCAAGCACAAAAATAACTTTACCAGTGTAGCCGTGTCTGCGTAAACTGTTTAGGGTGTAAACATTGTTAGGTCTACCATGCGTTAAAATAAACGCTACAAAGTCATTCCGCATCGGGATACTCACTAGAATAAATCTCGCTTAACTCTTCATTAAGCTTAACGTAACCGAGTTCTAATGCTTTGTTAAAGTCAATGATAACAAGTGCAGAATCTTCCATTAACTCTTGAACTTCTTTTGGTGCATGACAGTAATACTCAGCTATTTTTGAAAAGTCAAAACGCACATGCCGATAAGCCGCCAAAGTCAAAAACTTTTTAATCTCAAGCGGCAATTCTGCGTAATTTATCTGGTCAATTAGGGATTGCGCTTTTTCAAAATCGTATAATTCCGACTCAGACGGTTTATCACCTGTTGGCTGATAGACAGGCGATGATACTTTTGTCGTATATGGGTTATCTTTTGAAGCATCATTATTATCAGCAAGTTCATCAAGTAATGAATCAAGCTCGGGAACATCAAAACCTAGCAAGTCAATGTTAAAATCTAGTTCTTGTAATTCTTGTAACTCTAGTTTTAACAGTTCATCATCCCATCCGCTGTTTAGGGCGAGTTTGTTATCCGCAATGATGTATGCCCTTTTCTGTGTATCGCTTAGGTGTGAAAGTCTAATACAAGGCACTGTATCGAGTTTTAAGCGAGTAGCTGCCATTACGCGCCCGTGTCCTGCAATGATACCATTATCATCATCAATCAAAACAGGGTTAGTAAAACCAAACTCACG